GTTCTCGGTGCTGGTGTTGTTGCCAACCCTGACCTGAGCAAAGACAATCCGAAGGTTGTCAAGGAATACAACTTCAATAAATAAGTTACCTGCTAAGGTAGGGGCGCGGCAGCATTTATTTGTTGCCGCGCTTTTTTTTTGCTATAATGGCACAAGTATAACAAATGGCCTTAGCAATGATTTCCCTAGATTACAGCACCAATACACTAAAGGAATGGGATGGCTCAGAATGGCGCGTCCAGACCTTTAAAAATGCGGCTTTAATGGAATCCATGGCGGCTTTTATTGAGTACGAAAACAAGCAATTGTATGGAGTGCCTAACCCGTGTTATTCTGATGTTGACAGGTGAGGGACATGGACAATCAGGCTTTTGAACTTCTTTTGCAGCGGCTGGACAATATCGACAAGAATATTGACAGCACTCGCGTTTCTGTCCACACGAAGCTGGATGAACATAGCGGCAGAATTGGAACATTAGAAGCTGGTGAACAACGCCGCCAAGGTATGATGAAGTTAGGGGGCATAATTGTTACGGCATGTTCGGGACTGGTTTCGTTTATTGTTACCCATTGGAAAGCCTAAAGCTATGTGGAAGTTATCCCAAAAAAGCCTGAACCGCATGGAAGGCGTACACTCAGACCTTCGCCGCCTGATGGAAGAAGCAATCAAACATTCCCCCCATGACTTCGGTATCACAGAAGGGTTACGCAGCGTTTCCAGACAGCAAAAGCTAGTCATGGAAGGCAAGAGCAAAACCATGAATAGCCGCCATTTGACAGGCCACGCTGTTGATATTGTGGTTTACGTTGATGGCAAAGTCACTTGGGATTTTAAATATTATGAACAAGTCGCTGGGCATATTCTTGGACTTGCAGCTAAAATGGATATACCGATTGTTTGGGGTGGAAGCTGGAAAACTTTTAAAGACGGTGTCCATTTTGAACTCTCTAAAGGCTTTTATAAAAAATAGAATCCCCTACTTTTTCAGAATATTCAATAGTTGCTTTATAAGCATCTTCTTCACTTTCAAACATTCCAAGATACTTTTGCTTTTTGTTTCTAGTAAGAAAAACCCTCCACTTACCATGTTTTTCATCCCAATAAACCCCCTTGTATTTACCTTTTCTGTTCTTTTTGTATGGCTTTCTATTTTGGTTATTTTCAGCTTTCGTGCAAATCCTTAGATTTGACCTTCTATTATCCAGCTTGTCGTGGTTTATATGGTCTGTTTCCATTCCGCTTGGCGTATTTAATATAACTCTATGCATCATTAAATGTGAATTACCGCCATTTCTAATGGCGTAACCACTTCCTGATCTGGATGGCAAAAAACACCATTTCCATTGATTTAAATACTCAAAGTCCTCGTCATCAACGAGTGCAAATTTACCTTGTGTAAGTGGGATTTGTTTTACCATGATGTCCTCCGATAAGGTTAAAATCTGGCCTTCAAGCTGTATCGGCAGCTATCCGCTTTCGGGGTATGCCTACCCGCCAGATGATTGCATTATACCAAAGTTTAATGTAAACTAAAGCATCGTTTTACAACGGAGCAAAGAAATGAAAGCACTGGCATTGAAACTTTTGAACCATCTTAAATACCCATCCACATGGCAGGGCATTATCGGCCTTGTTGCGGCTGCTGGCTTGGCCCTTGCGCCTGAATTACAGGAACACATCATCACGGCTGGCGTTGCGCTGGCTGGCGTTGTGGCATTCCTTTTCTCTGACGCTGACGTAAAGGGCGAGTAATGGCATCATTACAATGGGCAGGGTGGATCGGTTTCGGCTTGTTCACCTTGCCCGTTTTCTTTTTCTGGCTAAAAGCAATTAGAGCAAATACGCTTTTAAAAGCAGAAAATGAAGCAATGAAAAAGAAGGTCAATATCGCCAATGAACAAGATAAAATTGACGCACGCCCTGCCGCTAGCCCTGCTGACATTATTGAGCGGCTGCGCAACAACGGTTTATAATCAACCTTCTTTTCCGGTTGGCGGTAAATCCGTTGCGGTAGAACTTGAAAAATACTGCATTAAAAAGCATAATGAAGGTGTGGAAGTGCTTTGTCCAAACACCTTTGAATGGCTTGACCGTCTTGGAAAATACAAAGACAAAATCGAAGTCAAATAAACCTGAGCCGTATAAGTGGAGTATCACAGCGGCTGGCATCGTTGAGCATTACGACTTTGTAACCCATAGCCGCCGTAACCCACCGCCGCCAGATTGGGAAACAACTATAACGCCCATTCATATGGGGTATTTTTGCAGAGGATGTTGGATAGCCAAATGAATGATAACGGTGGAGAATTGGTATATTTCAATGGTGTTACGCGCCTTAATCTGCCCGTAAATCGTATTTTAGATAATGCTCCTAGAGACATGGATGTAGCTGTTGTCATAGGTTGGGATGCAGATGGAGATTTTTATTTTGCATCAAGTGTGGCAGATGGAGCAGATGTTTTGTGGCTTCTTGAAAAGGCAAAAAAGAAGCTATTGGAAATCGGCGATAAATAATATATGATTATACAGAGTCCTTAGTAAGCTTATAATCTATACACGCACGAACCATAAAATCTCTACGTGGAACGTTCCTTACCACAGAGCGGCTTTTCTAAAACCCGAGTACAAATCAGGTTTTAGAAAGCTGCTTTTTTATGCGCTGAACCGTATATCATTAAATTATACGATGTACCGCATAAGGTACACGCAAAAATAGACGCAGTAAATCCAGCCTAATGGTTATTATCCTGAACATTATCACGGCTTTTTGGTCATTATAATAGACGCAAAAAGAAACCCGCTTTTTACGGCGGGTTAGTTTGGTCTATGATTGGCGCATTATAGCACCGTCAATCCAAAAAATACAAGCATAGAATTTTCCCCCACTTTACTGATTTTTAAGTATAATGTGCCTAGGGGAGATACGCGCTTGTTTGATTTACTCCGTAGCACACAGAAACTCAGTAATGCCGTGAAGGTCACGTACCTCGCGGCATTTTTTTTTACTGCTATGTTTTGGCCTTTATCTCTGTTTGCTAAAGATTCTTTTCCGTGCGGCACTCAATCGCAAGTAGTCCGTGCGCTTATGGCTGACCACCAAGCCTTTGTCGCCACAATGGTGCAAGATCAGCACATAGTCTGGCAGTTATTCGTTAACCTACGTACGGGTGCTTGGACAATCATTCTTATAGACGACAAACAAAACGCTTGCGTTATTGCCCGTGGGTATGACTTTCAACCTGCGGCTGGAAGGGATTTATAATGCCTAATATTCTGTATTGGGATATAGAAAACTCTTACAAGCTGGCTGCGGTCTTTGATACATGGAACGTCAACATACCCCACGGCAACGTATATCAAGATACCTTCATCATATCGGCCCAGTGGAAGTGGGAAGGCGGCGAAGTGCAAAGCATTACGTCAAAGGGTAAAGACGACACACGGGTGGTTAAAAAGCTGCATAGCCTATTAAGCTCTGCGGACTACGCTGTGGCCCATAACGGCGATAGGCATGATTACCCAATCCTGCTGGCTAAAGTGATTGAGAAGCGTTTAAATCCGATTAAAGAGCCTGTTTTTATAGATACCCTGAAAATGGCGCGTAAGTTAAAGGTTGTTTCCAGATCATTGGCGCATTTGTCAGAGAAATTCCAACTACCGTTAAAGCGCGAAACACGCCGCGAATTATGGCTGGATGCTTCAATCAAGGGCTGTCAAAGGGCCATTAATGAAATATGTGAATATGGTGAAGGTGATATTGACAATCTGGAACAATTGTTCAACTTGTTAAAAACCTATGTTCCCAATAAGATGAATATGGGCCTATACGCAGACCGCCCATGTTGCCCGTCTTGCGGGGGTGAAAGGATGATTGTTGCAAAGCACCGACCTGCTGGAAGGTTTATGCGTACCCAGTGGCAATGTCAGGATTGCGGGAAATACACCACCACCGGACAGTCTGAAAAAAGGGCTTTCTTTAAATGAACGTGCTGGATATTTTCACAGGTAAGCCAGTTACACCGGAATCAAACGATACCGCAATCAGCCTTGAACTAAAGCGGTTGGCGGCGTTTGTTGCTGAGAATAAAATCAAATCTTACGCCATCGTTATGATAGATGAAAACGGCTCACCAATTATAGGCCATGATCTGGATGACCAGCATTACTCAATCATGGCGGCGGGGCTTTGGAGTGTGTTTAACGAAATGGCTGATCTTGCCATGGATTATGAAGATTTTGACGACTTGGAAGAATTGGATTTTGAGGATTAAGGCGGTCACAGTTTGGGCCATGACCGCCCTATAATCCCCGATTGCTCTCTTTAACATCAACCTCCAACGGCCTTTCGTTGGTTTGTTGTTTAAAGGCGGGGTTAATGT